GCGAGAAACTAGCGAATGCTCTTTGAGACTCATAACCATATTTTGATCTTCAAAGCGAATCGTTTCTTGACTACAGGCGATCGAATCTTGAACACATCAGAGTTCTTGATCAACTTCTTCATTCTTTTCGTTAAACATGACAATGCAAATGTTAACGTTTTTCTTGCTCGCCTCCCTCTGCTCCTTAGCGAGCAGTTACAAGGGGACCTCTGTTATGTCCCCGGGCGCCGCCAACGTCACCGTTTGGCCAGGCTACACAGAGCCTGCGGCGCCTCACTACATTCCTCTAGTGCAGTTGACTTACGACTGCCCCCCACCCAAGACGTTGCAGGATTATTCCTCGCGCGAGATGCTTCAAGAAGTATGGGGGAGAGGATTCACAAACACCAAGACCTCCTTGCTAAAGGCAAAGACGAGTTCGATAAATTTCTGTCGGTCTGGTGTGCAGATGCTGAGCGCAACCTCTCACAAGCTTCTAAAATACGCACTGAGAGGGATGACATATGTGTGGAGCTCATTGATTTGGGCTTCGCTTTGCGCGCTTTGGTTCTTGATCCGCGAGTACACTGTCGAAGTGCTTATGCTCGGGTCGCTATATGTGTTAACCGCATTTATGGTGAAAACAGCGGCCTGGATTTTTGGCGACTCGCCAATTTTCCTCTTCAACATTGGCCTTACCATGTTGAGAAGCATTTCACGGGTTCTGTGGTACAGAAGATCTTACAAATGTGAGAAGTCCGTAGAGGGTTTCCTATCCTTCAAGATCCCACAGACCCCCCCAAAGAACAGTATCCTCCAAGTGCAACATCCAGACGGTTCCCACGCAGGCTATGCCACATGCGTGATGCTTTACAACGGAACAACCGGTCTTTTGACCGCGCAACATGTAGTTTCGTCTGGGTGCAAGGTCGTGTCGACAAGGAATGGAAACAAAATCCCCTTGTCTGAGTTTAAGGTTGAAATTGAATCACCGACACGAGACCTAATGCTAATGACAGGACCACCAAACTGGGAAGGAACCCTTGCTTGCAAGGCAGTGCACTTCCAAACAGCATCAAACCTCTGCAAATCAAAGGCATCCTTCTTCACCTTCAACGGGGAAGCATGGGAATCATCAAATGCAGAGATCACAGGGACCTCCCCCTGCCGCAAATTCGTCTCCGTCCTGAGTAACACAGATCCAGGACACAGTGGCACCCCGTACTTTAATGGTAAAACGCTATTAGGTGTGCACATAGGCGGAGCAAAAGAGGAGAATGCCAATTATTTGGCACCCGTACCCCCCCGTGCCGGTTTGACAATTCCAAATTATGTCTTCGAGACCACGGCACCACAGGGGAGAATCTTCACGGAAGAGGAGATACTCGAGCTAGCTGAAGATTACAGCTATAGTGAAATTCGGTCCATGATGGCTGCTCATAAAGGAAAAGCAAGCTACGAAGTAGAGACCGCCAAAAGCTCGGGAAACGGGAAAGCGGCAGCGTCCGCCGAAACAACCGCAACCCGCAAAGAAAGCACCCACAAGGCCGGGGAAAGCAGTGGCGTAGAAACCCACCAAGCTGCTGTTCCCACTTCACCGAAGGAACGCTCGGCCCAAGAGCAAGCCACATACACGCCCCCCATGATGAGGGCCGATCAGGCTGCTGGTGCGAAATCCCAAACCACGACTGCTTCTTCAGACGCTTTCAGCGAGATCAAAGAAGCCATCCTACGGAAGATCGATGTTCGTTCGATCGAGAGGCAGGTTGTGGAGACCCTTGCCGAGAAGGCAATGAAGAGACCCCGGAGAGCAGGGCGGAGAAGATCTGCGAACAAGCAGAAAACTTCTGCCAGTACTTCAGCTCCCTCTACCGATGGGAATCAGGGTCAGGAAAAGAAGCCCCCGGTTTCGAACAAATCGGAAGCCTCCCCCAGTTTTACCACCCTAAACAAAAGGGCGAATCGCGTTGGGGAGCAAAAGTCCTCCAACTCCACCCAGAGTTGGCAGTACAGACCCGTGGCTTCGGGTGGCCCCAGTTCGGGGCCCAAGCGGAATTGAAATCCTTGCGGCTACAAGCCGCCAGGTGGCTGGAACGCGCCCAGCAAGTTAAAATCCCCTCAACTGAGGAGCGGGAGCGCGTCATAAGGAAATGCTGCGAGGCCTACCAAAATGCGAAATCTAATGGGCCTAATGCTACACGAGGAAACAAGCTCTCCTGGGAAAACTTCCTAGAGGACTTTAAGCAAGCTGTTTTCTCGCTCGAGTTTGACGCTGGAATCGGAGTACCGTACATCGCATACGGGAAACCGACACACCGGGGATGGGTCGAAGACCAAAAGTTACTTCCCGTTTTAGCTCGCCTGACCTTCATCCGATTACAGAAGATGTTGGAGGCCAGGTTTGAAGAGCTTTCCCCGGAACAGCTAGTGCAAGAAGGGCTCTGTGACCCAATACGAGTCTTTGTCAAAGGAGAGCCGCACAAGCAGTCCAAACTCGATGAGGGGCGCTACCGCCTCATAATGAGCGTTTCCTTGGTGGATCAACTGGTAGCCCGGGTCTTGTTTCAGAACCAGAACAAGCGTGAAATCGCCCTATGGAGGGCAGTACCATCCAAGCCCGGTTTTGGCTTGTCCACGGACGAGCAAGTCGTGGAGTTTGTTCAAATGCTCTCCGCGCAGGTGAAAGTAAGTCCTCCCCAACTGATTAATGATTGGAGGCAACACCTAGTTGCAACTGATTGCTCCGGTTTTGACTGGAGTGTTTCGGACTGGCTTCTTGAAGATGATATGGAAGTCCGAAACCGCCTGACCACAGATCTTAACGAGACGACAAGCAAGCTTCGCGCTGCTTGGTTGAAATGCATCTCCAACAGTGTCCTGTGTCTCTCCGATGGTACCCTGCTCGCGCAGCGTGTGCCTGGAGTTCAGAAATCAGGAAGCTACAACACCTCCTCATCCAATTCTCGGATTAGAGTGATGGCAGCTTTCCACTGTGGAGCCGAGTGGGCAATGGCGATGGGCGATGACGCCCTTGAATCAGTTAGCACCGACCTGGGGAAATACGCCGCCCTAGGATTCAAAGTCGAGGAGTCTTCAAAACTGGAATTTTGCTCTCATATCTTTGAGCGTGAAGACCTCGCCGTTCCGGTCAATAAAGCCAAAATGATTTACAAGCTAATACATGGCTATGAACCGGAATGTGGTAACCCTGAGGTGCTTGTCAATTACCTGACCGCGTGCTTCGCGATTCTCAATGAATTACGGTCAGATCCTCAGATGGTTCAAACTCTCTATTCGTGGCTGGTCGAACCAGTACAGCCACAAAAGAATTAAGGGAGTATAAAGATCACTAGCCGAGCAAACGAAAGTTGCAAGCATCGGAAGTTCAGTCTTTCACATCAGCCGGACACACAAAATAGATTTCAAGTTTCTAGCAGGATTTGCATCAGGCTTTCTAGCCGCAATCCCACTTTCAGTAGCCGGCATTTACTTAGTTTACCTTAAAATCTCAGCCCACGTGCGAAGCATCGTTAATGAATACGGTCGTGGGTAGAAGAACAATCAATGGGAGAAGACGACCACGCAGACAGACAAGACGCGCTCAGCGCACTCAGCAAGTGGTTGTGGTCCCGGCCCCTCGGCCAGCACGACGCAGAAATCGACGACGACGAGGAGGCCGAAACAGGAGCCGAGGAGTTATACCTGCCCGAGGAGCAGGTTCAAGCGAGACATTTGTTTTCTCGAAGGACAATCTCGCGGGAAGTTCCAGCGGAGCAATCACGTTCGGGCCGAGTCTATCAGACTGCCCAGCATTCTCAAATGGAATACTCAAGGCCTACCATGAGTATAAAATCTCAATGGTCACTCTGGAGTTCGTCTCCGAGGCCTCTTCCCAGAACTCTGGCTCCATCGCTTACGAGCTGGACCCACACTGTAAACTCAATTCACTCTCCTCCACAATTAACAAATTCGGGATCACGAAGCCCGGGAGGAGGACGTTTACAGCGTCTTACATCAATGGAACGGAATGGCACGATGTCGCCGAGGACCAATTCAGGATCCTCTACAAAGGCAATGGTTCTTCATCGATAGCTGGTTCTTTCAGAATCACTATAAAATGCCAGTTCCACAACCCCAAATAGGTAGACGAGGAACCGGGCCCCGACCCAGGGCCCCCCTCTCCCTCTCCACAACCCACACCCCAAAAGAAGTATCGTTTCATCGTCTATACTGGAGTTCCAGCGACCCGTATAATGGCCCAAACTACTGATGATGCCATCTCTTTGTACGATATGCCGTCTCAACGGTTTCGCTACATAGAGGACGAGAACATGAACTGGACGAACCTCGATGCTCGATGGTATTCCCAGAACTCTTTGAAAGCCATCCCAATGATAATAGTACCAGTCCCTCAAGGCGAGTGGACTGTGGAAATTTCGATGGAGGGGTATCAACCGACCTCGAGCACTACAGATCCTAACAAGGACAAACAAGATGGTCTCATTGCGTATAGTGATGACACCAAGGAAGGTTGGAATGTGGGGGTTTATAACAACGTGGAGATAACCAACAACAAGGCCGATAACACTTGGAAGTACGGCCACCCAGACATGGAACTCAATAATTGTCACTTCAATCAAGGACAATGTCTGGAGAGAGATGGAGATTTGACCTGTCACGTGAAAACAACTGGTGATAATGCCTCCTTCTTTATTGTTGGCCCCGCTGTCCAGAAGCAATCAAAGTATAACTACGCCGTTTCTTACGGAGCCTGGACGGATCGGATGATGGAGATAGGGATGATCGCTATAGCTCTTGATGAGCAAGGATCGTCCGGTTCCACAAGAACTCAAAGACCAAAGCGAGCTGGGCACTCCATGGCAGTCTCCACCTGGGAGACTATAAACTATCCGGAGAAGGAAAACTCCGTGACAATTCAAACCAGTCAAAGACAAGACTTTAAAACTCCTCTCGATGTTAATGAGAGTTCCGACTCTCTGGAAGTCGGTGAAGGAGGCTTGCCTCTCCCTGTCAGTGAAGAAGTCCCCGACTATGTCGGCGAGGATCCTTGGTCTGAAATGTCAACCCACAAACAACAGGAAGATGAGGCTATGTCACAATCGAGTGTCCTCAAACCTCAATTGAAGCCTCCCGGTCTGCCAAAACCACAACCGGTCAGAACTATTCGAAGTTTTAATCCAACACCGGACTTGGTTGAAGCATGGCGACCCGATGTGAACCCCGGATATTCTAAAGAAGATGTAGCAGCAGCTACTATCATTGCAG